TGCTAATCCTGAAAATGTTTGGTTAATAAGCTGGCTTGGTATGTCGTGATATATTTTAAACGAAGCCCCTACATGTCCATCAACGAAATAAGGAGTAGATGATACTAAATTAATTCCTGAGCCTGTAACTGCCGCAACTGCCATTGTTTGAGCCGTATTATTAGATAGCTGAAATGGAGGAACATCATAGTCATAAGCGAGTAAAGTCCAATTGGTATCAGCTATTCTACTCATTTCATATGGAATATAATCAGGATGGGAAATAAATAACGTGTCTATAGACTGAACATACTTTATTTTATCTAAATCATCTTCAGTGTATGGACTAGGTATTTCATAAACGGATTGAGCAACCCACTTCCCATTACTTAAATCAGTTGCAAATGTCCCAGACGTATGAGCTACTAAACAATAATAAATAACTGTAGACTGTATAACAAAATTACCTGCAACATATCCAGTTGAAGTTACCCATGCAGGGGCAGTTGTTAATCCAATCTGAGCTTTATCTTTATAAAATCTACAATATGAATCCCCTAGTTCAATAATATAGCTTTCATTATAAGTTTCAAATGGGATTAATTTAACTTTCTTATTTGCATATTTTGCAGTTGCAATAAACTTTGTCCCAGTCCTTTTATTAAGTGATCCTGAAGTTTCTACTAAAAAATTTTTACATTTAGATAAAGCAGTTACATATTTCGCTAAATCTGTCCTATTCCTTAATTGAGGAGCTATTTCTCCTGAAGAAAAACTTAATTGAGATTTACTAATAGTTCCAGCCATTATCTAACCTCATAATATATAGATTTTTTTGGGATCTTTATGTTTTTTTCTTGAGCATCAATCGCTTTAGCTTGAGCAATAAAAGCATTATACTCCTGAATAAAACTAGCCATAAGACTAGAGTTTCCTGTAATAACTAATGATAATTCAGCGGCTAATTTTGCTACAAACGCATTTATAAATAAAGTATCAAACAAGTTAGGATCTTCTATTTTTTTGATATATTTCATATAGGCTTGGTATAAATTAGTTGCAATAACATGAGTATTTGTGTCAGGAGACAATAACTTATCGTAATTATTTGTATCTGTGTCTCCTTCATCATATACTTTAATAACTCTTAAACAGTTACTAGGCATTAAATATAGATATTCCCAACCTAGAACGCTCTCATTTGCTAATTCTGCCAATGCCTCTATCTTAGTAGCAAATGACCAGGTATGTTCTCTTAATACTTGATCACGAACTCTGTCATAAAGGATATTACATCTTCTAGCTGTCTCACTTTCTTGAGTTAATGCAACAATCGTATCTTGTCCTAACTTTGTTAAGGCTAAATTGCAAATATCTACACTTGAAATCATAGGTAAACTCCATAATAGAGGGGAGAGAAATATTCCTCTCCCCTACTTCTTCTGTATATATAAAGACTATGCGTCCGCTACTGTATACTCTACCTGCAACATGAAAGCTGGAGGGTTAGCTGTCGTACCATTTGTAACTACCAAATGAACTTTATCGCCTGCCGCAATAGCTTTAGATGCACTTAATGATCCTAAACTTCCAGCCACATTAACTGCTGGAAATGGAACTGAGGTGTTATATGTAACGCTAGCAATAGAGCTTGCACCATTCAATATTTGAACAACGCAAGTATTACTATCATCAATACCAGCTGGTGTTCCTTGTGATATTATTTTAGCCGCTGTTATTGTATATGCCAACCCTGTTGGACATTCAAATACCGCTCTAGTTGTAATATCTGCATTTGCCGCTAAGTCTTCTACTTGATAATTAAACACGCGTGTCTTTGCTGTTGTAGCTAGTTTTGCGAGTGTTACATTTGCATCAAGTATTTTAACTGTAGTAACAGCATCAGCCAATATCTTATTAGCAGTAATAAAATTATCTGCCATTTTTGCACGACCTGTTGCATCAGCTGATAATGCACCATTCAATATCTTAACAGTAGTAATTGCATCATCGGCAACTGTTCCCACTGTAACTGCCTTCGAATTAACTCCGTCATGATCATGTCCATCAGTAATATCAAAAGCATCTGTTAATCTATTCACAAGTTGTGAACTCCATTTAAATATTGTAGTCATTTATGCCTCCTCACTAAGTTTTTTAGTTATCCAAGTTATATCGTTTTTATATCTAGCAGGAACTTCCTTATTGAATTTTGTAAAGAATTCTTGTTGTAATCCTAGTAAACTCAATGGGATACCTTCTTCTCTTGGATTTATTTCAGGGATTACTACTTTTGGGTCTAATTTAGAAACTTTAGAAAAATGACATAGAAGAGGATTTAATTCCTCTTCTAATGTCACGCTATCTGCAATTTCATTCTTATCCCAAAATTTATTCCTGAATCCATAACTTTTATATTTTGCAATATATTTAGACATAAATTCTCCTTATATGGTCTGTGGAACGTCTGGAGTTAAGAATGCATCAATTGTTCCTGCATTATGTGTCCCCACTATTGTATAATATACTCTTAAGTATCTTTGGCAACCTTTTGGTATTCTAGTTTTAAAAACTATAGTATTTGTTTTTAAATCTGCTTCTGCAATTGCTCCTGATGTTATAATCGTATCAGGTGAGCTAAAAGAAGTGTTATCATCTGCTTGTAAATCAATTGACATTGACGTTGCATTTGCAAATGCTGTTCCAACTCTAGCTACGAAATATAATTCCTGACCATAAGCATCTCCTGCTTTTCCAAAATCTACATAATTTGTTGAAGCGGCAGATGTTGTCAATCCTGACTGTAATTCTGAAAACATTAATTGTTTATCTAGTATCATAATATCCTCCGTTTTTGTATTTTTTTAAAATTATACTATTCTTGCTTCTGCATTTTTTAAGATTGCTCTACATGGTCTAATAGGTGCTCCATTGAATGTCAATACATTACGTCTTGCTTTTAGTTCTTGTACTGATAATTGAGAAAATCCTTTCTCATCAAGCTTCAATCCTAACATAGATTTAACTTCTGGGTGCATATAAAATACCAATGTCCCACCGTCGATAAAATCTTCAACCCTATCCATAGCCATTTGCATATATTTTACTATATTAGCTGAAACGTCTGATGAATCTCCAGCAGTTAGCAACTGTGTATAGTTTATATTTGCTACACGTGCGACTGCTCTCCAATTTTTAACTGTCAATCCGCAATCCCATTTATAATGTGTTCTAATTACTTCGTGCATTAATCCATTACTATCTACAGATGTTACTTGTCCAAGATTTTCCATCTCAAATCCAGCTTTAGATCCTTTTGGATATATTCCCATGACTGTATCTTGACCCCAAACAACTGCCCATATAGAGGTATTGTTTGTGCTTGTTCCTTTTGCGTCAATTATGTTGTATCCACTTTCATCTTCATTTGTAGAAATAGCACTAAATCTAGGGGCTAATCCTGTAAATTTTTCTGGATTTACAGAAACGTCACCATAGAACATTGTGGAGGCTAATGTCTGTCCAAATCCCTCTATAAATGCTTTATTCTCACTCATTAAATATGCTGAAGTATTTCCATTAAGTTTTACTAGATCTTTATCAACTTCACAATAACTTTCCATCATACCACAAGTATCTGTGATCTGTTGTGTAGTAGATTTTGCTTGTGCAACTCCATAGTTGAGTTTTCTCCATGTTGGTTCTGGAATACCTGTTCTAATTGTGGTTTTTTCTCCAGTCAATAAATTTCCTTCTTTCCATATAATGTCGTCTAGGATTGCATTCTTTTTGTTTATGATTTCGATAATTGTTGCTACTTTATCATTTGGATCTAATCTTTTTGATAAATCAGCGAGTGTGTTATAGCCTGTTAATTCTGCCATCGTTATTCTCCTTTGATTTTATTTATTATTTCACCAAATAGCTTATCGCTATTAGTTTTTTCTTGAATAGGTTTTACCCCTTCAACAAACTTGTCTTGAGACATAGCCTTCCCTATTTGTATAAAGAATTTTACCATGGATGGATGATCTCCAATCCCAGTTTCATTCATTACATTTCTTAGGTCAGTTCTAGTTTTCTCGTCTATCAAGTTTAAAGCTTTTGCCGCATAAGACAGTTCTTTCTGATAGTCTGTCCCTAAAATTTTTTTTGTCTCAGCTTGTAAGTTTTTTCTAATTTCTAAAAGATCTTTTTGGTACGATTCATTTTTTAATGTTTCGTTCTT